TTTTAAATTGCTTTTTTCACTAGAAACACCCAAGAAGATCGCATCCTTGCTTCTCTTTAGATCTTTAACCGGTCCAGACTTTTTACCAAATAAAAGAATTGCGATCATGTCAATCGGTTCGACCTTGATCTCTTTTTCTTTAGCAGCTTCTAATAATTCTTGCAACTTCATGATAAAAATCTCCTTTATTCTTTATTTATGCAAATATTATAGAAGTTTACTTTTAGTAGTATAATATCGGAATCAGTAATGTATCTTATGACTGATACCGAACAAGAGATATTTTTATTCAGCACAGGCTAAGCTTGTCGTTGAACTAGAGCGGTGAAACAGCATAGACCGAGCAACGGATAATTTTTAATAAGTCAAGAACAGAGAAATAGCTACATTCACCAGCGTTTCATCTGCAGTGCTACCAACCCACGCGAACAGCGTATCACGGTGATTGAATGCCATTAAACTCCGGAAGTCATGTAATTCTTACAGCTTCATGATAAAAATCTCCTATTCTTTATTAGATCTTATGAAGTGAATAAACTTCTTGTCCACAATCCCAGATCTTTAAGAATCTTTCTTTTTCCATATTTTCAGATTCAGTTAGAGCTTCATCAAAATTATCACCTAAGATCTTTTTTAGATTTTTCTTTTGCGCTGCATACCGTTGGATCACCATATCTTTTTTAACATAAAAGTAACTCGGAGATGATATATGCTGTAGCTCAAATCCTAATTGTTCATAGAACGAACTTTTACCCCACCTACGATCTCGATAAGAAATAATTTCATTGAATTCAAGGTTCTTTAGAACATGATTAAATAGTTTTTTTGCACCACCTACTACTGTAACACCTTTTAATGTAGCAACTCTTAAGAGTTCCAGATCTGCAGTTTTATTAAATCTAGGTCTCCCAAGCGTCATTACCATTGTCAATCGTTCACCAACTTTTAACCCAAACTTATAAGATGATGGAATATATCCTTGTAAGTGGTTTTCAATTAAGAACTCTCGTTCTTCTTTAACAGATAACTTAACAATAGTACACTTTCTAGCACCGATCTTTTGATTTTTTCCCAAAATACTTGAAATTCTAGAATAAACTAAATCTTTCTTTTGATCAAATTCATGCTCAAGAACCTGAATCAACTGAATATTTTTAGCTTCACACGCACTAAGCTTAGTTAGATGGTATGATTTATCCTTGAATTTATCACTATGCCAATAATCACCGTTGAATTCAATCGCCATCTGTAACTCAGGAATCCAAATGTCAAGACTTAAAGGATAAATTAGATCTTTTGACTTAACGTTTGTCAGAACAGTAAACCCAAAGCTTTGTACAAATTCACTTAGTTCTTGCTCTTTTAAAGATTTATTTGCTGGAATGAAAAAACAATTTGGACACTTGCTAACCTGTCCGTTTGATAAATTTATTTCAAAGTTTGTAGAACATACTATACATTTAGCTTGATGTTTCAACTTTGAACTAGTATATGGTTCTAATAGTTTTGTTTTGTATACAGACTCTAACAGAGATAGCTTTCGCTCAATCCACTTATCATGCTTTAATTCTCTGAGATCAGTAGAAGCTATATAGTAACCACCATATCTCTCATTCATAGTTTGATTTATCTTTTCACGAATTTCAGGAGCTTGTGAAGGATTTTCAACTCCATACCGTTTAATCATTCCCTCTTTGATCAATTTTTTATGTTCATCTGAAAGCTTTTTTCCTTTTCTTTTTTCGTCAGCAAGCTTTCGATTTTCAATCGCAGATTTAAGTTGAAATTGTGAAGATACTCCATAACGCTCAGTTAAAGTGTTCACTGCTTTAGCATAGATCTCCTTTCCATTTTCTAAGTAAGATTTTTTTCTAGCACAGCTTACACTACAAGTTTCACGATATCCTCTTGAATAGCCTAAAAAACGTGTTTTATTACCACAGATATCACACTTTTTAGGAGAATCTAATTTATTAATGTAAAGAAATACTTTTTCTTGTATTGAGATGTCTGAATAAAGACTTTCTAACCAACTTAGTTCACCACGCTTCAAGGCTTGACCTATCAATGTAAATTTACTATTAGCAGATTTAGTTGATAATAAAAGCTGATCTAATTGATCTTGATTCATGGGTTATTTTCTCTAATCAGTTGATTATAATTATTTATAAATTTTAGACAAAATAAATCCGCTTAACGTGAATTCACGTTAAGCGGATAGTCTGTAATTAACCGTTGATCAAACCACCGATTGCTGAACCAGTAACAGCTGGAATCAAGATCTGACGCGCATGATCATAACGCATCGTCAGGTTAATAGTCATTTTTTCACCGGTTGAATAATCTAAATCACCCCAATCAACTGATTGTAAGAAGCACCCTTCATACTTCCAAGATTCAACTACAGCTTCATTACCATCAAGCATCTCAAGCGTCATTCCAAACTTATATGTAAAAGCAGTAGCTTCTGTATTCAGCCAAGGACCAGTAGCACCGATCAAGCGTTGTTGTCTTTCAAGTTGTGTTTGAATTGCATGTGATGCGCGGTTAGTAACGTCATCTTCAATTGTCAATGTGCAAGGTTCAAATGTATGTTTACCGGCCACATAAACTCTTGAGTTGTAACGATCAAGTTGGACTTCTTCATAAGACATGCTAGGACGAGTTGCAGTGATAACTTGAAGTGATAGATCGTTTGGAACCCCTGCATGAGATCCTAAAACTCCACCTAGGCCGCTAAATAAAGCACGCCATCTATTTTTATGCTTTGGATGCAAAATACCGTTGCCGATCCCAGCAATACCTACTTGTGAAAGTGTTGCCATAAAATTCTCCTAAGGTTCCTATAAAGTTCTAATTTATTTTATTTATCAAAATCTTCAAAATTTAAGGTAACTGTGTTAAGTTCGTTGGAGTCCCACTTGGTGTAGGTGAGACAGGGTCTCCAGGCGTGATTTCAATACCCACTGCAGTTACCCTACTTGATACAAGATTCGGAACTACTGGAGTCACTGCAGCAGCATCAGAAGTAATTATCATTTCAGAGTAAGGGTTCATAAACGGTACAAGATCTCCGTTCTGATCAATTTCATCAAGAGACAGACCGTCAATGTCACCGATTCTAATGCTAATCATCTTGATCAAGTCAGTTCTGATTTCAGCTGGTGGTGACAACCAAACAGGTAAATCAAAACTTAAAGTCCACATGATCTCACGACGATCTCCGCTCAATGGATAATTTTCTTCATTGTTGAGTGAGGTTAATGTTAGCTTTGAGATCTTTGTCCAATCAAAAGCAGAATCATTGAACTGTAACTGCAAATCATAGTCAAATAAGATCAAGATCTGTTCTAAGATTTGATAAAGTTGATCAGTATTTGACGCGATGATCGCAAGATCCATGATCATATTGTAAGGAATCGGCATCACTCGACGAATCATCTTTACATCATCTGGAAATACTCCACCCTGCTCTAGATAAGTTCGACGATCAGTTTGATTTACACCGTGCATTCGTTCAGGTGCAAGTTCTAACGCGGTCATGTAACATGACATCATCGGTACAGTATGTAGCTTATTTTGGGTGTTTGATGAAGCCAGCGCTGCAACTACTCGATCTGTAGAGCCATACCTGATCGGAACGTCAAGGGTGATGATATTTCCGCTAGCATCTTTACCTGTAGTAACTTGCAACCCTGTAAAGATGTTTGCAAATCCAATGATATACTTTTTAATCTGTTGATCGTACCAATAATGTCTAATCATCTTGTGGGTTCTTTATAGTTTACTATCAAGTGAAGTTTTAGTAGACGATGACAAGATTGCAGCCATCGTTTTCTTATGTGATTCAGGGGCGCTTCGAGTATTAACTTCAATCACTTTCCAACGCTGTAAGTTAGCAAACCAGCGTAACAGACGTTCAGGAGGACGAAGAGATGCAACAATGTTCGTGTACGTTTGACGGTGATAGTGTCCATCAAGAATTGTCTTAGGATCAGGTAAAGCATCACCGATCGTAAACGGCTCACCGTTAGGTGGAATCGCATCTTGAGCGTATAGATCTTTACCGTCATAATTACCAGCTGGACCGATCAAGGGTTTACCTGACTGAATGTCTTGTGGGTCTTCACCCGTCTGAGGTACAAGATCAGCAGAGATCTGAGTGATCGCTTCAGTAGATTCATATGCTTGTTGGTTTTGCAAGAGATCTGACAGTAAGAAGTCTGAGTCAGATTGTTCTGCATTAACCTGTCCAGGAACACCCAGGAGATCCTTATGTTCAACTGAAGGTAGTATCGGTTGAGCATAGAATCTAAAGAGGTTGGGTTTCCAGTTTTGAGTGTAACCCTCAGTGCTCCAACCAGTGTCGTTTACTTCAAGCCACTTTCGTATAGGTTTTAAGTTTGTATCATACTGAACTTCACCTGGGAGCTCAACAATGTCACCTACTACTACAGGACGACCGAGTAATAGAACCATGTCAGCAAAGCTACAGGTGAAGATATACGTTTGAGGTAATGAAATTCCAAACCTTGCAAGTTCTGATTGAACGTCAAGAAGATCATAAGTGCACTTAAGCATGATTGAAGATCTACAGTAAGCTCGATCACGATTTTCTAATAAGACAAAATCTTCAATATTATCTAGAGATAGCTGAGTTGATTCTAAGAAGTGAAGCTCAACAACTTCCCAAGGAGAATTTGACGTTACCCCAGCAAAGAAGGTAGGAACCACTCTCCACTTGTTATAAGCTGCAGTAGATCTAACTCCGATCGTAACTAATTGATCTGTGTTTGGAAGATTTGCAACGTCAATACGATGCCACGTATCTCCGTCATCAGAAGCTTCTATCCTGACCTGTAATGCTCTAGTCGTAGGATCACTGCCTTGTTTAATTTTTACGGTAGCAATATTATGTCGTACTGGAGCCCCAGGTTGATAGCGTTCTTGTGGAACCCCGATCTTATCCCATGCCTTCTTTGTTCCAAAGTCATATCCCAAAAAAGCTGGAGTTGACGTTACTGCTGTGCCCGTTTGGATCGATCTCCAGCTTTCTGGATTGACATTAAAACCGTCAAGAGCATTATATCCTGAGGGAGTTCCTGAGCTTAACGGATAACCAGCTCCAGGTTGATCTAGCGTTGATCCTTGGTTGTGCACCCCCAACAGTGGGAAGACATTGACAGCACCCCCAGCATACTGTAGAGTTTCAGCCATCAATCCAGCAATGTAATTAGACTCAATCTCAGCACAAGTTGAGGTCGAGTAATCAAGAGTTCCACGACAATATTCTGGAGGGACGTACGTGTTATTTTGTACGTTTTTGTTTGTCAAGACTCCGTTAAACGCAAACATAGGATTAGGTGGTTGTGAAGAATCACCTACACGACAATCATTGATGTTTTTAGGAGGATTTGCCATATCTTATTTAACCAATTGTAAACGGCATAAAGAAGTTGTCAGGTCCATTTTGACCCACTTCCATA